TTACAAGGTGGAACTGTATGCGGGCTGCACGTGCCGTGGAACTTACGCGTCATAACCAAGGAGAAAAATAACCGTCGCCCTCGCCTCTGGAAATCTCCTTGACGACCTAAATCCCTAAGCGTATAAAGCACTTAGGTCTGGGACTTCCAGCCATATCGACCGACCCAGCGGACTTTGCAGAGACGATATGGTGAGTGCTGCAACACGGAGATACTCTCATGGCGAGCACAACTTTTTCTGGTCCGGTCACTTCGACCAATGGCTTTGTAGGTGCTGTAACTGGCGCTGTAACTGGTGATGTTGCTGGTAATGTAGACGCCACTTCCCTTCAAGTTCCAGCTTACGCGGCTACAGCTATCGCTGACGTTGCTGACGCAGTTAACACTGCTGATACCAAGGTTGCTGGCACCGTTGTTTTCGACACCACTAACGCACGTTTGATGATCGCTACCGGCGCAGACGCTAATTCTGATTGGGTTGCAGGCGACGATAGCTCAACTACCGTAACTCCGTCCTAATAGGGGCCGAACATGAGTATCAACTCTGACGGCAAAGCGACAACGCTTACCACGACTGGTGGCGCTGTATTCGGCGGTCCGGCTCGGGTTATGGGCATTCACTTTGTATCCAGTGCAACGGCTGGCAGCATCACCATCAAGGATGGCGGTGCTAGTGGCACCACTGTAGCTACTTTTGCTACGCCAGCTGCTGTAGGTACTGGTTACATTGATTTGGCCGGTTCCCCGCTCCGTTGCGCAACTAGCGCGTACGCCGCACTGGCTGACGTGACTTCTGTCACTGTGATCTACGCGTAAGGAGCTGACATGCCCGCACCAACTACAGCAGATGTACTCAAGCAGTACCGCGACGAACTGAAGCGTATGGAAGCTACCGGAAAGGACAACACTCCTCGCTACAGCGACTATCAACAGCGCATTAACGAGCTTGAGTACGAACAGTACCAAGAAAACAGGGCTCGTGACGCGGCTGACAAACAAGGCAAAAAGGCAGGTGGCAAAGTGATGCGTTCAAACATGGAAAAGCAGATGAAGTACCGTAAGGGCGGTATGTGTAAGTCCAAGAAGATGGCTTCTGGTGGCAAGGTCCGTGGCTGTGGCGCTGCCAAACGTGGCGTTAAGAAAGCGAAGATGTACTAGGAGCTGATTATGTCTGACGGTAAAAATGGCGCAGCAAAGACTAAACGTACCAAAAAAGACGAATATCGCGAAATGATGGGTCGCGGACGTTTGGCAGCTAAGATGATCCGAAATGAGGCGGATAAGGTAGCTGATAAGGCTGCCCTACAGTATCTAAAGACAGGTGATTCAAAGTATTCTGCTGAGAAAGGCGAGGCGTGGCAGTCTGCCCGTAATAGTATCGCTGATCTACAAAAAGACCTTGAAAAGCGCAGGGAAGCGGCTGGCATAGAACCCGGAAGCTACAAGAAAGGCGGCAAGGTCCGTGGTTCTGGCTGCTGCAAGCGCACCAAAAAGTGCAAGATGTACTAAGACATGGCTACCAGCGGAAGTCAGGATTTTAAGCTAGACGTCGCCGAACTCATTGAGGAGGCGTACGAGCTTATCGGCCTAGAGATGCGCACCGGTTACGATGCGCGTAAGGCCCGTCGCAGCCTGAACATCATGTTTCAGGACTGGACGAATCGTGGCATCAACCTCTGGAAAGTGGTTCAGGTTAGCCAGACGATGACCTCCGGTACGGCGAACTACGCAATGAACGCGTATGACATCGACGTGCTGGAGGCTGTAGTCCGCCGCAGTGGCATCGACTACAGCTTAGACCGCGTTACTCGCGAAGATTACTTAAACTTGCCTAACAAGGCACAGACCGGTAGACCCACACAGTTATACGTCGAGCGCACGGCGACCCCTAGTTTTTATGTGTGGCCTACCCCTGAGAACAGCACTGACGTGGTCATTACGTACCGCGTGCAGCGCATTCAGGATGCTGACACGCTGACCAACGATGTAGACGTGCCAAGCCGGTTCATTCCGGCGATGGTGTCTGGGTTGGCGTACTACATGGCGCTGAAAAACGCTCCAGATCGCGCGCAGGGCATGAAGATGATCTACGAAGAGGACTTCGCCCGTGCTGCCAACGAGGATACTGAGCGTGGTTCACTGCGGATTCGCCCGGATAACCGGGCTTATGGCTTCTGATGGCCTTCGCTTCCGGCAAATACGCACTAGCGATTTGCGACCGGTGTGGGTTTCAAGTCAAGTACACGGCCATGCGTGAGGAGTGGAATGGCTCCCGCGTCTGCCCTGAATGTTTTGAAACTAAGCATCCTCAGCTTGAGCCTCCTTTCGCTCGCGCTGATGCTGAGGCTCTACGCGACGCTCGTCCAGATGTGGCAGAAACTGCGCCGGATCTGACGGACTACAACGACTTTATTAACGGGCTGCCCTAATGGCTGGATACACCCTAGCAACGCTGAAACAGGCGATTCAGGATTACACGGATAACGACGAGTCGGTGTTCGTGAGCCAGCTCAACAGCTTCATCGAGGCTGCGGAAGAGCGCGTCCTGAAGGAAGCCCCGCTAGAAGTGTTCCGTAAGAACGCCAGCGCGTCCTTTATCAGCGGCAATAAATACCTGCCGAAGCCGTCTGACTGGCTGTTTAGCTTTTCGCTCAGCTTTGTTGATGGCAACGGCGACAAGCAGTTTTTGCTGAACAAAGATGTCAACTTTATTCAGGAGTTCTGGCCGGATGCTACCGATACGAGTTCGCCGCGTTATTACGCAGATTTCGACCTACAGAATTTTATTGTCGGTCCGACTCCAGATGATGCGTATGACGTTGAACTCCATTATTTCTACCGTCCGCCTTCACTCACTTCTACGTCGGGATCAGCGCAGACTTGGCTCAGCGAAAACGCAGGCCCGGCCCTCCTATATGGTTCCTTGGTGGAAGCGTACACGTTTATGAAGGGCGAGCCGGACATGATCTCCAACTACGAGCAGTTCTTCCAGCGCGCGTTGAGTCGCATCAACGCCTTCGCGCAAGCCGCAGAGGGACTGGATTTCTACCGCCGGAGTAAAGACTGATGTTTGGCGTAGAGGTCAAGGTCGACATGCCCTTCGACGTGAAGGTGCAGACCACGAATAACAGGGGTTTTACCCCGGAGGAGCTTGCTGAGCATGCTCTGGATAAGATTGTGTCGGTATCTGATAACGCCGACCCAATGGTGCGTGAGCAGGCTCACGCGTTTAGAGAACGCATCCGTGCGGTACTGGTTCACTATTTGAAGCAGGCGGCCCGGAGCGATAGGACCACGGTCTGTGCAGCTTTAGACGCGGCGGGCCAGAAAAGCCTTTCTGAAATGATTAGGAGACTCTGATGGCAATTTCACAGGCAATGTGCACCAGCTTCAAATCTGAACTGTTGACTGCTGAGCACAACTTTACCAATTCCACTGGCGACACTTTCCGTATCGCTCTGTACACCAGCTCGGCTACTCTGGACGCTACCACTACTGCGTACAGCGCAACCAACGAAGTATCTGGTACCGGCTACACCGCAGCAGGCGAAGCCCTGACTAACGTGACCCCGACTACTTCCGGCACTACTGCATACACCGATTTCGCAGATGTCACTTGGTCGTCTGCTACGATCACCGCCAACGGCGCTCTGATCTACAATGATGACCACGCGTCTGATGCAGCTGTATGCGTACTGGCGTTCGGTGGTGATAAGACCTCAACCAACGGTGACTTTACGATCCAGTTCCCGACCGCTGACGCGTCTAACGCGATTATCCGTATCGCTTAAATCTGTAGGGGAAAGCCGTTATGGCTCTAGTAATTGCTGATCGTGTAAAGGTTACGACCACCACAACTGGGACAGGAACTCTTAGCCTCACAGGTGCTGCGACTGGGTTCCAAGATTTCTCGGTTATTGGGGATGGTAACACCACGTACTACGCCGTCTCTTCCGCTCTGGGTTCAGAGTGGGAAGTAGGTATCGGTACATACACCGCGTCTGGGACTACGCTCAGCCGCGACACTATTTTTGATTCGTCAAATAGTGGGTCAGCAGTTAATTTCTCCGCAGGCACCAAGGATGTATACGTTGTATACCCTGCCAGCAAGGCGGTAATGAAGGATGCAGCAGGCTCTGTTCCGGCGACTACCTTTGCTAGCGTTGCGCTGACCACGGGTACGATTTCTACCACTCCATCCAGCAACACCGACATCGCGAATAAAGAGTACGTCGATGACGTGGCTCAAGGTGTCGCTCTCAAGCCTGCGGCAGACGCTGCTTCAACCGCGAACATTAGTGGCACCTACGACAACGGCACTGCTGGGGTTGGGTCGACTATGACGTTTGCTGCGGCGGCCTCGTTCACCGTAGACGGTGTTACGTTTGACACGGTAGGCCAAGGATTGCTGCTAAAGGATCAGACTTCTGCGTTGCAGAATGGCCGCTACTACTTGTCGACTGTGGGCGATGCAGGCACCGCGTGGGTGTTCACCCGTTGCGGGTATTGCGACACCTCAGATGAGATTCCGGGCGGCTATATCTTTATTCAGGGTGGTACGGCGAATGCTTCTACCGGCTGGGTAATGACTGTTGCGGACGCCGCAACATTCACGGTCGGCACGGACGCTATCACTGTTATCCAGTTCTCTGGTGCAGGCACTTACACTGCCGGTACTGGCCTTGATCTGACGGGCACCGTATTTAGCCTCGATCATCTGGGTATTCAGAGCCTTACTGATCCGGGTGCGGATCGCATTCTGTTCTGGGATGACTCTGGTACTTCTACGGGGTGGCTGTCTCTCGGTACGCACCTCAGCATCAGCGGAACCACGCTGGCCTCTGACGCGACAAACTCAAACACTCCGAGCACCATTGTTGCCCGTGACGCCAGCGGTAATTTCTCCGCTGGTACGATTACTGCGGCTTTGAGCGGTAACGCTTCTACGGCTACGGCTTGGGCTACGACTCGTACGATTACGATGTCTGGGGATGTCAGCTCGGATGCGGTAAATATCGACGGTACTGGCAACGTCACCATCACAAACACCGTTGTCGCAGACGACAGCCACAATCACATTATCTCGAACGTGGACGGCCTTCAGACCGCTCTGGATGCTAAGGCTGACGAGACAATTACGATTACGGCGGGCACGGGCTTGTCCGGTGGTGGGGATTTAACCGCCAACAGAACGCTGGACCTCGACCTTAACGAGCTGACGACTTCTACCTCAGATGCTGATGGCGATTACTTCGCCGTGGTTGACACCGCAGGTGCTCAGAAGAAGCTGACCAAGGGCAATATCAATGTTTCTGGGTTCAATAATGACGCCGGATATAGCACAACAGTTGGTACTGTTACTTCTGTTGGCGGCACTGGCACAGTCAACGGGCTAAGCCTCAGCGGCGCGGTAACTAGCTCGGGCAACCTGACCCTCGGCGGTACGCTGTCTAACGTAGCGGTGAGCAACCTCGCCGCATCTGCGGTGCAGACGAGCGCAGAAGCGTTCTCGGATGACGACACGTCCCTGATGACCTCCGCTGCGATCCAAGACAAGATTTTGTCTTATGGGTATAGCACAACCACCGGCACCATTACTGGCGTAACTGCTGGCGATGGCCTGACTGGTGGCGGCGCTTCTGGCTCCGTAACTCTGAATGTCGGTGCAGGCACGGGTATCTCTGTTGCTGCTGACACCGTTGGCCTCGCTACGGCAGGTGCAGGCGCGGCTACTTACTCAAGCGGTATCAGCGCAATCCAAGTCGATGCGTATGGCCGCGTCACTTCTGTAACTGGGTCTGCTGGCTACACCACGAACACGGGCACCGTAACCTCCGTAGCTGCTGGCTCTTACTTGACCGGCGGTACGATTACGACTTCGGGCACTCTAGCGGTAGATGCAACCAGCGCAAATACGGCTTCTAAGGTTGTGGCCCGTGACGCGTCCGGTAATTTCAGCGCAGGCACGATTACTGCGACTTTGAGCGGTAACGCTACTACTGCGACCACGGCTACTACGGCTGGGTCTTGTACCGGCAACGCAGCTACCGCGACTACTCTTCAGACTGCCCGTACGATCAATGGCACGAGCTTTAACGGCAGCGCCAATATCACGGTTGAGCCGTATATTGAGGACGACGAGTCTACTGCGGCCACCCGCTACTTGGTCTTCACGGATAACACGACTGCTGGGTATAAGCGCCTAAACGAAGACTCTGCGCTCAACTACAACCCAAGCACGAACGTCCTGACTGCCGGAACCTTCTCGGCTTCTTCAGACCGCAACCTGAAGCAAGACATCAGCAATGTGGTTGATGCGCTGAGCAAGGTTAAGCAGCTTAATGGCGTCGAATTTACGTGGATCGAAAACGGTGTTCGCTCTGCCGGTGTGATCGCACAGGATGTGCAGCAGGTTCTTCCGCAGGCTGTTAATGAAACTGAGAAGGGCCACTTAACGGTTCAGTACGACGCCCTCCACGCGATTCTGATCGAGGCCATCAAGGAACTGACGGCCCGCGTTGAGGAACTGGAAGCCAAGTAATGCTGTTCTCCGGCGCCCCATTTGCAGGTGCAGCGTTTGCGGATGTTGGTGATATTTACATCAACGAAACCGTCAGCGTCACTGGCGTTGAAGCTACAGGTGCCGTAGGGGATGAAAGCCTTGTAACCAACAACTACCTCGTTCAGACAGGCGTAGAAGCTACCGGTGCTGTAGGCACCGTCGTTGTGGTAGCCGCTGCTAATACTGCGGTCACTGGCGTATCCGGCACTAGTGCTGTAGGTGACGAAACAGTTGTAGCCAAGGCGGTCGTTGTACCGACTGGCGTTTCAGCGACTGGCGAAACCGGCACGCTTAGCCTTATAACCAACAACTACCTAACGGTTACTGGCTTCCAGCCCGCTGGCTTTGTTGGCACGCTCAGTCTCATCACCAATAACTACCTCGACATGACCGGGGTAGAAGCTACTGGCGCTGTAGGTGAAGAGACTGTTGTAGCTAAGGCCGTTGTCGCTCTGACAGGTATTTCCGCTACGGCTTCTCTCGGCAACGAAGATACTACCGCTGACGCAGTTGTAGTCGAGGATGGTGTCGAAGCTACGGGCGCTGTTGGCACCCTGTCGATGACAGGCGGCGCATTGGTTCTACCAACTGGCGTTTCTGCTACGGCGGCGCTCGGAGACGAAGACGCACAGGCCGATGCCACTGTTTCTGTAACTGGGTTTGGTTTGAACGCTTATCTTGGCGACGAAGGCCCGACCACTGGCGGAGCCACAGTTTTACCGACTGGCGTAGTGGGCTACGGGCGCGTTACTCGACCGACAGTTTGGGGTAATCTAGCCCCGTCGTACACGGACACTTGGATCGAAATTAAGGCTGCATAACTATGGCAAGCACATACACACCGGCTGGTATTGAACTTATTGCGGATGGCGAGCAATCGACCACATGGGGTGATACCACCAATACCAACTTGGAGCTGATTGAGGAGATGGTGGCTGGGGTCGTGTCGATCTCGCTTGGCTCTACCACGTACACTCTGACCACTACTGATGGTGCGTCTTCAAACGGGCGTCATGCGGTTGTTGTGTTCACGGGGTCTCCGGGCGGCACCTGTACGGTGACTGTCAGCCCGAACGACATGCAGAAGGTGTACTTCGTCGTCAACAACTCGGACCAGACTGTCACCCTGTCTCAGGGTTCAGGTGCGAATGTCAGTGTGTCTGCCAGCAAGACCAAGGTTGTGTACTGCGATGGTGCTGGTTCTGGCGCTGCGGTTGTTGATATTTCTGGCGGGTTTGACTCAACCACGCTGGCTGAACTCGGCGTCACAGCTTCGGCTGCTGAGCTGAACATCATGGACGGCGTCACCGCTACGACGGCTGAGCTGAATATCATGGACGGCGTCACCGCCACCGCAACCGAGCTGAACTACAACGACGGGGCGGCTCCGGGTACCGTGGCTGCTAGTAAGACAGTAGTAGCAAACGCTTCTGGACACGTGCCTCTTGGTTCGACTTGGGCTGTTTACGAATCTGGTGGAGTATTGTATTTTTCAGTCAGTGGTACGGCTAAAGCGAAAGTCGATGCCTCTGGAAATCTAACTGTATCCGGCAATGTTACTGCCGGTGGGACCATTTAAGGACTAGAACATGGCTACTTCAGTAACTTCTACTGGTATTACGTTTCCAGACGCAACGACTCAGACCACAGCGGCTTCGGCAGCTTTTACTTCTGGTACGCTGATGCTGTTCCAGCAGACTTCAGCTCCGACTGGCTGGACCAAACAAACGACGCACAACAACAAAGCATTGCGTGTTGTTTCTGGAACGGCAAGTAGCGGCGGTTCGGTTGCATTCACCACGGCGTTCGCAAGCAAAACCCCGACAGGTTCTGTAAGCATTACTAGCGTTTCTGGTTCTGCCGGGGCAACCACATTGACCACGCCGCAGATTCCAAGCCATACTCATACACAGGCTGCTGGCGGCGGCGGAGGCTACCTTCCTGCAAACCCGGATTTTCCATCTCCGCTCACAGCTAATCCGGGAAATACCGGCTCCACTGGTGGCGGCGGATCACACACCCACCCGTTCTCGTTTTCTAGCGGTTCCGGTACCTTCAGTGGTAATGCAATCAATCTCGCCGTTCAATACGTTGACTTGATTATTGCGAGTAAAAATTGATGCAATTAAATCAAGGTACATATTGTCCGTTGGTGAAAAAGAATTGTCTTGGTCTTGAGTGCGCTTGGCTTACTCGCGTACAAGGCTACGATACAAATACTGGTAATCAAGTTGACGAATACCAATGCGCCATCGCTTGGATGCCAATGCTGCTAATTGAAAATTCTGGGCAGCAACGCCAAACAGGTGCGGCTGTAGAATCATTCAGAAACGAAATGGTGAAGTCTAACGAGGCCGCGCAGCAGTTAATGCTGGCAGCAGCATTAAAGGACCCGCCACCACCAAAGCAAGTTCTTTTGGAGAAAGACGATGGCTAGACTAACAATCCTTCCGGTTGATGGCGCTGTTTACCGCGATGCTGGCAACTACATTGACCTCGATTTGTCCGGTTGCGGAATTCCTGCTGACGTTCATGCGCTTCAGTGGGATGGATCTGCTGGCACAATTGAATTCACCGACACCCGTGAAAACGAAGAAATTACCGCGCTTCCAGATTGGGCTAATGCCTGTGTAGCGAAATGGAATGGGGCTGAGGCAGCGCGTATTGCGGCTGAAGAAGAGGCAGCGCGTATTGCGGCTGAAAAAGAGGCAGCGCGTATTGCGGCTGAAGAAGAGGCAGCCGCAGCGGAGGCTGAACAAGCCCCGTAAAACTTCATGGTTCTCCGCAAGTGAACCAGCAACTACTCGACAACAACTACGTTCATGTACCGGGGTTCATTACCCCGGAACGGGCGTTTTTGCTTGCGGAGGAGTTTAAGGTTTATGCTGATGAGCATGGATGGAAAGACGACCACCAAGCCCCAAAATGCCCCTCCGTACATAATTTTCTTCCTTTTGTTCGTTTATTGGTTGAAAAAGTTTCACAAGTCTCTGAAATTGCTGGAGAAGAAGTTCTCCCGACTTACACATACGCTCGCGTGTACAACCAAAATGGCACGGAGTTGAAACGGCACCGTGACAGACACGCCTGCGAAGTAAGTCTTACGCTTAATCTTGCCAAATCTGAACCGTGGCCGATCTGCATTCAAAAACCAAACGGCGAAGAAATTTGTTTAGACCAAAACCCCGGAGATGCAATGTTGTATCTTGGTTGTGTTGCCGATCATTGGCGCGGACCTTACACGGGAGATCACCATGTTCAAGTTTTTATGCACTATGTTCGCTCTTATGGCGACAACGCATGGGCTTTTTTTGATAGACAACGATGAAGCATCCAAGCCTTAAAGACTACATTGTCGTCCTCGATGACATACTCCCCCATTCCGTATGCGACAAAATTCTTGCCGAGTACGCACAAACTGACGAGTGGGTACAGACAGAAATAGGCAGCGGAATAAACACAAATATAAGAAGCGCAAAGACAATTCAGATGTCGGAGGATTTTGTGCTTGCTAAAAACTTTGAACTACGAAAGAAACTGGATGCAGATGTTTTTGCAGGGGCGTCTAAGGCTATCCAAGCATATAACGAGAAATTTGAACACTGCCGCATCGAAGAGGACTCTGGCTATGAGCTACTGCGGTATGAAACTGGGCAATTTTATACGATACATACCGATTCGTTTAAGGCGCGTCCTCGTGCGGTGTCCTGCTCGTTTGCATTAAACGACGACTATGAGGGCGGTGAATTTAGTTTTTTTGATAAGGAAACAAATATTAAGGCTCCAAAAGGAGGGGCTGTATTGTTTCCGTCAAATTTTATGTACCCGCACGAAATTTTGCCGGTTACGATTGGAACTCGATACAGCATTATTACTTGGTTTATATAGATGAAAATTTTTGACGGGGTTTTTGAAGACGCAGATTACATGGCTGCTATTGAATATGCAGAAAAAACAAACTCCTATATGCCGCTTCACTCCACATACTCAGGCGCTGGCTTTGGGTTCAAGTTTAGCAACTATGTTTATGACCCTAAAGTCAATCCAAAAGCAAGCTATGAAAATGATGTCCCAAAAGCGATAAAGAACATAAAAAATAAAATTGAATCGCTTGGCGAGACATCCAACTTTGACTTGACTAGGATCTATATAAACGCCCATTCTTTTGGTATTGAAGACAATATCCATGTGGACTCTTCTGGTGAATCTTTTACTTGTATTCTTTATTTGTGCGGGGCGTGGTACGCAGATTGGGGTGGTGAAACCGCTTTTTTTGACTCGCTTGACCAGCAAGCTTGTTCGATAGTGTCTTCTGTTTTGCCAAAATACAATAGGATGGTGATTTTTGATGGCAGGATTCCTCATGGAGTTCGCCCGCTGTCCAGACGCTTTGCCGGAGTCCGTTTTACGATGATGCTAAAGTTCGAGCGCAAAGACGAAATAAATGAAACACCCCGTTGAGCAAGTCGGTTGGGTAATCATCGGCCTCCTGCTTGGCGGGTTAATCGCCTATTCCACGAATGTTCTGTCTGAACCCATCGTTTCTGAGCAGACTGTCACCAGTAACGGTACTCAAACGACCACCGTCAAATCGCCTCCACCGTCCGCTATCGCCCCGCAATTCTCAGCCGGCAATGGCAACGATCTCTGTACCGTAGGGGCTTCTGGAGCGGTTCAGACACAGATTCTGGGCATCTCTGTAGGCTCGACCTTCACCGAAGAAAACTGTATTCGCCTCAAGAATGCCAAAGCCCTGTATGACATGGGCATGAAGGTGGCGGCTGTGTCGGTGATGTGCCAAGACCAGAAGGTATTCGACGCGATGATGATGGCCGGAACCCCATGCCCATACGACGGCAAGATCGGATCGGAAGCGAAGTTGGCATGGCAGACGCATACCGACAAAACCCCAGATGAGGAGGAAATCAATGCAGAGCAGCAACGCCTCAAGGCTCTTGGCATTGTTGGCGGTCTATTCGGCAGCCTCCTGTTCTTCTGATCCCATTTATGGCTACACTCCTAATGTTGCTGTTGGGGGTAGTTCTTGGTCTATGTCTGAGTCTGTACTGGGCGTGGCTCCAGTTTCGGGACTCGACATCTCAGGGGTTATCTACCGATATACGGCTGTTAAAGAACGAGCCGATCCCTTCACCGTCACAGTCCAAAACGAACACACCGGCGGAGGCTACATCTTCAGAGAAACCGATGACTGGTCAGGAAAACCCGGCCAGACAATTTCCAAAGCGATACCCATTGATTACTCCCCGATTCGGTACTGGGGCCAAGGCTCCATCGAAACAACAGGATTGGGAAGCGTAGAAGATCCACAGGTGGTGTACACCTACCGCTTCATCGAGCCGGAGGTCGAGCAGACCGCTCCCCCTCTGCCGACCCTGTATTCCGTCCTAGACGATCCCTACGCCCAAACCGCCGAAGTTGATCGCGAGAAGTTTCTAAAGGACGATGAAGAAGTTTCAAAAGACGACGAAGAAGTTGAAAAAGAGGACATGGAGAAAGCCCTCGCCACAGGCGATGCCGACCTGAACATGGCTATCGGCCAAACAGGGATGATTGCTGCGATGAATCCTGTAACAATGCACAATTATTATGCAATGAGCATACCGGGTGGGATGTATCAGGAAACTGTAATACTCCAAGGTGGCGAGATTAAGGACAACCGCAGAGCATTCCGCTCGATGGCAAATGACCGACTACACAACCAGATGGTTGAGGAGCAATGGAGATGGTGAGATTTATATTCAGCGTGTTCACGGCTGCTGTGTTGACCTTCACGCTTGCCTCTATTCTGCTGTTTGCCAAGCAGGCACAAGCCGCCGAAATACCGATTGAAGGCACAGTCCAAAGCCGCTGCCTCATCAACACCGATGTGGCTGGTGTGTATGGCAACCCAAATGCCTATACCCTGACGACTGCTCCTGCTGACGGTGGGGTGATTCCTGTGGTTCGCTACGATGTGTCCCTAGCGGATGCATACAAAGCCAAGATCACTTACCCAACGGCCTTCTCTGCCAGCCCCAGCCTGAGCGACATGGTGACTTTCACCGGCTCTGTGAGCGTCCATGAGGTGTCCAGCGTGGCGATGGCTGACTACGACACCGATGCGGTTGAGTACGACCAGACGAAGGAATACGACCTGACTGCGACTGGTACGACTTGGTTCAAGATCAGTAGTGCTGCTACCTATGGCGGCGGTGGCAACAAGGCATTTCCGGGTGGCACATATCGTTCTGTAGTGGTGGCGGAGTGTATCGCGCAATAGCCCTGCTCCTGCTGGCCCTTCCAGCCTATGCCCACGAGATGACCCCGGCGCATCTGAAGTGGCAGGTATCCCATGTCGAAGGCGTGATGAAAGCAGAACTCAAGATGTTCAACAAACGCAGGGATGTTGAATTCTACGAGATCGGGGTGTTCGACAAAGACTGGCAGCCTGTGCCGTTTGTGTCCCGCTACAAGGTGATGCGGATGCCCTACCTCAGCCATGTCGAATTCGATGTGTATGTCAGCGCAATGGATTCTGTGGTGGCGGAATATGTATGTTCGGTGTCGAAGTTGCGTGAAAACAGCGACAAGAAAACGATGATCGCGAGCCGGATATGCTCAAGATTCAAGCCATAGCCTTGATGTTTTGTGGGATGGCGATGGCAGACTCCTCCTCGCTCAATCTACAACTCCCAAGCGCACCGGGCAGCTATGCGACCGACTCATTCAGGGCTGGCAATTTGGACTGCAAGAACGCCATCGGTGGTGGCTCTACCTTTGAACTGGGAGCGACAGGGATCATCAACAATGCGGTCAGCCCATTTGGTAGCGAAGATCCCACCAATCCGCAGACCAAGGACATCGGCCTGTATGCAAGAATCGTGATACCGATTGACGGGCCAAAAGAGCGAATCAACTGCAACACCTTGTATCAGCTAGAACTCCAAGCCAGACGGTTGGAAGTGATGCGCCTTCAGCAGGAACTTGAGAACCTGAAGAAGTTGCAGGGAGGGTTTGAGAATTGAGTATGTTTGCCAGACTCACACACGGAGGCAGTAGCTGCCTGTGTGATAGGCACAGAGAGATTATAGAGCGATTATACCGGCAACTATAAATGGCTGACTTAGGCGACAAACTGGACGAAATCGAAGGGCTGAAGGACAAGTCTTTTACCTTGTTCGGCTTGCGCATGACTCCGACCACCATCGGCATGGCGATTGCCGGAATTGGCTCTGTGCTGGGTGCACTGTATGGCGGCTTCACCATGTACCAGAAGGTCGAAGAACTGGCCTCGCTGGACATCGGCGGCTATCAGGCACAGATGGAACAGACATCCAACAAGATCGAAACGCAGGAACGCCTGCTGCAATCCATTGAGCAGAACCTGCGGGATGCCAAACAACTGACCTACGACATCGAAAAACGCGTCAACGACAAGATCATCCGCTTTGAGGACAAGATAGATAAGTTTGAAATCAAGGTAGAAAATACCAAGACCGAGTTACAAGACCAGATCCAGAAGGCTCTGGACAACCCCCTATCAGGAAACTGACATGACTGACTTTGAAAAAGCTGACCTGAACGGTGACGGCAGCATCTCCAAGCAGGAGATGGAAATCTATCTCGAAGCCAAGCGCAGAGAGATGGAGGACGAGGATGCCAAGCGGGACCAGCAACGCAAAATGGTGTGGTTCGCCTTGTTCGGCATGCTGTTCTACCCGCTCTTCGTGTTCGGTACGGGGGCACTGGGTTTTGACAACGAGTCCAAGATTATCGGCGACATGAGCGCTGTCTACTTCATGTCCGTCGGGCTGGTGGTGTCTGCGTTCTTCGGAGCCGATGCCTACGTCAAGGGTAAGGACAAATCCAAAGGAGATGACAAATGATTCCGGTAGAACTTATTACGATGGCAGGCGGCGCCACGATGGGCGGCCTGTTCAAGATGATCGACAAGGCTCAGGAAGCCAAGGCCAAGCAGCAGGAACTGATCCTCGGCAAAATGAAGGCCGACACGGAAAAGGCCGATGCTGAATCCGAGCGTGCCACCAAAGCCGCTGACGCAGCCGCAGCGCGAGTAGGGAATGACCCATTCGCTAAGATGACCCGCCGTATCTTCGTGCTGTCTATGGTGGCACTGGGCGCGTGGGCGATGATGGGCGGTCTGACTGGGCTGGACATCTACGTGCCTGTAGAGCGCACCACCGGCTTCAGCTTCATGGGGCTGTGGGACAACGTCAAAACCCAGACCGAGTACGTCCGCCTAGAAAACGCCCTCGTGCATTTTGAATGGTTGAAGATTAGTATTTTGGCTGCTGGTTCATTCTATTTGGGTAAATCGTAATGCGCTGTTACTACAAGAAGGGCGGTACCGTGAAGGACGCCTGCTACCGCAAGGTCAAGTCTCAGTACAAAGTCTTCCCGTCTGCGTACGCGTCGGGAGCGATTGCTAAATGTAGGAAAGCTCGTGGCGGTAAGAAAGACTGAGAAGGGCGCCGCCCTCAAGCGGTGGTTCAAGGAGGACTGGAAAGATGTTCGCACGGGCAAGGCATGCGGTCGCCAGAAGGGCGAAAAGCGCGGCACTCCATATTGCCGTCCATCTAAGCGGGTATCTGAGAAGACTCCTAAAACTTCTGGAGAGATGACAGCTGCTGAAAAACGCAGCAGAATTGCCCAGAAGAAGCGCCTCGGCCAACCGGCTGGCGCGCCGAAACGGGTCAAACCCCTGAAGAGGAAGAAGTGATGCGCAGGTACTACGCAGCTGGTGGCCGTGTTGAGAAGTCAAAAATGGCCTGTAACAAGCCCCGTCGTACGCCGGGCCATGCCAAAAAGTCCCACGTCGTCAAGGCGTGTGAGGGCGGCAAGGAGAAAGTGATCCGGTTCGGTGAACAAGGTGCCAGCACTGCGGGCAAGCCAAAGGCGGGTGAATCCGCACGGATGAAAGCAAAGCGTAAATCGTTCAAAGCCCGTCACGGCAAGAACATCGCTAAAGGCAAAATGTCTGCGGCCTATTGGGCCGATAAGGTGAAATGGTAAGGAGCCGACGTGGAAATGATCTTTTGGAACGGCGTGCTGACGTTCGCATTCGCGATGGCTGGTTTCTTCATCAAGCGCACAGCTGACGAGCTGGACCGCCTTCAAATCCTGCTGAACCGCACCCGCGAGGAAGTGGCGAAAGAATACGTAACCAAACAAGAAGTCCACGCGGACATCAACCGCATTATGAACCGGCTGGAGGTGCTAGACGCCAAGCTGGATCGCCTGATGGAAAAACATAATTAGGAAGCCACCATGCCGCTAAAAAAGGGTTCTAGTTCAAAAGCAATAAGCGAAAATATACGCAGATTGCGTAAAGAAAATAAGCCGCAGAAGCAGGCGATTGCGATCGCGCTGTCTAAGGCTGGCAAAAGCCGCAAAAAGGCCAAGAAGTAGGTTCCACGTGAAACCTGCTAGGGAACTGGCTCAGGACGCCGTGCTATGGGTCTTGGTGGCGATCGTTTTGGTCTGGGGGTTAACTGGTTGCAGCAGCTTGAGAACGCTGACGATGACCAAGGACGAGGCTCGGTACTACGGCCAGTTGACCTTCCTCCGATGTTTAGACCCCGACGTTGTCTGCATCACGGGAAAACCACGATGAGCGTTGTGGACGTAGGCAGCCTGATGGTTGGCGAGCGGTTTTGGCGTGATGGGTCTGAGTTCGAGGTGATGCGGAACAACGGTGCCCGCTACGTGCAGGCTACGGGAATCACCAAGCAAGCGAACATTTACCTCGAACAGGACGAAGAAGTTGAGGTAAACCCCGATGCTGATTAAACTTTCGGCATATTACGGAGGCTGCTGATGGCGCTGACAAAACTAGACTTTCTGCCGGGCGTCAACAAGGAAAACACCCCCTATACAAACGAGGGTGGGTGGATTCAGTCTGACAAGATTCGCTTCCGCTCCGGCAAACCTGAAAAGATCGGCGGCTGGGAGAAGTACCTCTCAGATCAGCTTATCGGCGTTGCCCGTGCCCTCCACATCCAGCGTACGCTGGACGGTACGATTTACCTAGCGATTGGCACCAACGAAAAAGTCTACGTTGAAACCGGCGGCAGCCTGACGGACATCACGCCGATCCGCGAAACTCAGGCGCTAACCAACCCATTTGACACATCAGCGGGTTCTGCGGTTATCACCGTTAATGACACGGCGCACGGTGCGGACGATGGCACTTGGATTACGATTTCTGGTTCTGCTGACGTGGACGGTATCCCTGCGGCAGAAATTAACGCTGAGCACAAGATCACCGTAATCGACGCGGACACTTACACGATCACTGTAACTACTACTGGCTCTGCTGGGGTGACGGGTGGTGGCGGCGCGTCTGTTTCCGTGGAATATCAGATCAGCCCCGGCCAAGTGAACGGCATCTACCAGTATGGCTGGGGTGCAGGTGCTTGGAACCGTCCTCGTGCTGGCGGAGCAGGTTGGAACCGTCCAGCTGCTTCCAGCGGTGTGTCGCTAGATCCCCGTGTTTGGCACTTTGCCAGTTGGGGTGAAGACCTCGTTATGGGCTACATCGGCGGCTCGCTGTATCTCTGGGATGCAACTAATCCGCTGACTCGTGCTACGCAGATCACGCAGGCGCCGCATAAAGTTAATCACTTTACTGTGACAAGTGACCGTCACCTTGTGTGCTTCGGTTGTAATGAGCCGGGCACGGCGAGTGCTTCGACTGATCTGGATGCCATGCAGGTGCGCTGGTGCAACCAAGAGGACTACACCGACTGGACGGTGACTTCTACGAATACGGCGGGCGACCAGCTGTTGACCGGCGGTACTGAGATCATGGCTGCTGCGAATACGGAATCACAGGTGCTGATCTGGACGGATGACACCGTTCACGCCATGCAGTACATCGGCCCTCCGTACACCTTCGGGTTTAGCCAAGCAGGTACCTCGACCGGTATCGTCAGCTCAAACGCATGGGCGGCGTACAACAACGTCGTGTACTGGATGGGCGACAACGCGTTCTACGTCTACCAAGGTGGTAGCGCCGTTCAGCCGTGTACCGTGCAGCGTTATGTGTTTGAAGGGCTGGATGACCAGCAGAAAGCTAAGGTCCATGCCTCACTCGACCGTGAAAACCACGAGATCA